ATAACTTTATTAATAAGTTTAACACCAACTTTAGTCTTTAGGTCTTTATCAAGAATACAGTATAGAAGTTCTTCTTGTTCTGGATGTTTATTAATATAAGCATTTACAATTCTAATAGCATCATGTCCTGTGAATCTTCTGTTGTTCAAGTCACTGAACATTTGACACAAACCATATCCCGGTTCACAATCTCCGAAAAATAAGTCTGGTCGCTTCTTAACTTGGGTACTGGTCAAACCATACATAAGATAGTCATTGTGTGCTAGGTTTAATACATTTCTAGCATGAAGTTGATCTCCGTTATCTTCCTCTTTACCTGCTTTACAATACTTGGCAATAATTTCTTGCTTGGCTATAGTGCCACTGTCGTTACGCAGTTCATTTATCATAGCCATAACATATTCTGTACTGTTCATTATAGTATCCTGTGTCCTGTGATTCCTGTTCCTTCCAGTATATACTACTTATCGGTAGTTGTCAATCAGAATCTTTAGTGGAATCACCAGTGAATAATTCCTGTATAGATTCTATTTTTGATGACAAAATTTCTTTTTCAAGTTTAGCAGTTTCCTGTTCTGCTTTTAGGTCATCTATATCTTGTTGTGCTATGGTATTTCTTACTAACTTATTAGCATGTTCATATCGTTGTATTTTTTTTGATAGATTTTTCTCTACAATTTCTTGTTGTTTTAATTCTAGTTTTAGAATTTTTAATTCTGTGTCTTTACTCATTGCTTTAATTCTTTAGAAGGATAGTTATATACTATTTTTTTAAATGCTTCTACTCTAGTTTTTAATGAAAGATATTCATTCTGATCTGTAAAAACTTTATTTAATTCATTAGTTAGTTTGCCACCAGCAAGACCAAAGTATGCCGGTATTAAAGAATGCAATATAAGTAATAAACCATAGTAGATACAGTTAACACCATAACCTGAAGCAAACCTAAAGTGTTCCCAATATGTCATGTCATTATCTTCCAAATGTTTAATTGTTTGTTTGAACATTGAGGTGTACCTCTCCAAGTTATAGTGATGCTGCAACACTATATTTATACACCTTATGTTTCTATAAATTTTATATATCTCCAACTAATTGTATGATGTAAATGAAAATTTTCAGAAAAAATATATATGTTCATAGATTGAAAAGCGGCAGAATCTTTTCTTATCTCTGGTTCAATAACTTCAATTTCAATATGCGTAAACATAAATGTAGTATGAAAATATGTTATAGTCTTTGGTCTGCCATCTATTAAAAATCTAAGTATCTGATTGTGCCGAAATAATTCAACACTGTTTAAGATTAATAATAACGATAATAGGATTACTTTAGTTTTCATAAGTGGAGGCGAGGGGAGTCGAACCCCTGTCCAGTGTAAATTCCACATAAACTTCTACATCGTTATTCTGTTGTTATTAATACTACAGACAAAACTATCAGTCTTTCCTGCGTCAAAGTGATTACACTTATCGACCTTCTTAATTTAGGTAGGACAACCCTATCCGATTATCGGAGTCAGCATAATTGGGTAAAAAGGTTTATACAACCCCTCTCACCTAAGCGGCGAGTGCTAATACAGAAGTATCGGCAATTAAAATCTGATCTATTTTTAAACTGGCCTTTAGATCAACCAGTCGATGCGATCTATACTTCTATTCACCTGTCGAAACCAGTACGCCCCCGGTTTGTATTGTTGGATGGGGAGGATTTATTTTATTACCTCCAAAGTTTCAGGGTATGATATGTCAATGTCCCTACTTTGAACCACTATCTCAAGACTGTATGGCACTTGCCCGTCCTCCTGAGCCTCATGTGCTGTTGTGATCTCATACTGGCTACCACATTTTCAGCCACCATCCTATAGCAGAGAAGCTATCCCCACTATATCTTTTGTATTATATTATTCTGTCCTCTAAAGGTTGTGTAAATACTTCAATGTTTTGTCTAATTATAACAGGTGCTAATTGTTTGTCAAGTCTTTTTATTTGTGATTGTTGAACAAAATTAGTAGCAATACTCGCCATTAATAAAAACCATAGCACGTAAGTCGCCGGATGAATGTCAGTGGGATAGGAAGCCATACTATCTGTAGCCTTTTGTTATAATATAATAAATTGGATACACTCTTGGTAGGGGCTTTAATTGAGCCACTGATTAATTCATTTATTTATCAACGAGAAGTTGTCTTCCGTCGATTCTTAGTCACACCATAACGAGTCTCTCCTTGTCGGCCTGTACTCTTAGTAAGAGTAAAACCTTGAGACTTTAGATGCGGCTTAATGTCGCTGATTGTGGCACGAAGATTGCCAACATCAAACATACTATAAGCACTGTCTTGACTAAGAGTTCTACCTCTAGTCAAATAATTCAAAACCTTATCCTGCTTGGTCATATTATACCTCACAAGTGACTCTCCTAAAACATTATAAGATTATTGCAGTCACGCTCAACAATCTTAATTACAAATCTTCAATATTATAATCCGGCGGGTCTGTTAAGTCAACCACTCCACTAGCTTTAGAGTCCATCCAAAACACCATTTTATCTTTTTCACTATCCCAAGCAGATTCTATTGTGCCAGATGCCGCTAATTTTGATAAAGCAGACTGATATATCATGTTTCTTACTGAATCGAATATGTCTGCAAACACATCCATGTTAATAATATACTGTCCTTGATCGTCTTTACCTAAACTATATTCAATAATTAAGTCTTCTATCTGATTAATTGTCACAAATTTATCTAATTGACTTGATATATGGTCTTCTGCAAGACTTGTTGCTGCATTATCTCTAATAATGTCAGATATTTCATCAAGTTTTTTAATTGCAAATTCCATAATTAAACTTTAATCTTCTTAGGTTGTAGTTTAGCCAAACGATGTTTAGTTTTCCAAGTTCCGGTTAGTTTACATTGTTTATCATCTGCCATCCAGATATGACAAAATCCACCCTCTTTTATTCCGTAAGCAACAATACCATTTTTGTCTGTACTGATTACAGTAAATTTCCCTCTACAGCCCATAGGAATAAACTCGCCGTCTACTACACAGTATGGGCCTCCTGTAGCCTTAATTCTATCTCCCTTTTGCAATTCTCTCCAATCGAACTTCCTAATCATTCGAGTGGTTTTTCTTTCTTTGCTCTGAACAGCGAACATGAAAGGATGTTGGCATTCTGGACACATATATGCTCTTGGGCCACATTGATGTCCACACTTCTCGCAAGTCTTTTTACCTTTAGGCATAATCTAATCTCCTGTGAAATAAACTGATACTACCAGTATACCATACTTATCGTCATTTGTCAAGCATAAGTTTAATCATTATTAAATGCTATTACATGACGTTTTTCTGGATCATCTTCAAATATGATAATATCACATCCATATTCATCACCTGTTTCGCCATTGTGAACAACAATGTGCTGATTCCATATCTTACTGTCTAAATTTGATACATCATTTGCTTTTCTGTGCAAAAAATTATACAATTCTAACCAAGTCATGTTATATCCTTTTGAGTAACTGTTTCTTTAAGTATACTATAGTTATCGGTAGTTGTCAAGTCTTAACTTTAGCTATTTCATAATTTAGTTCTACAAAATCTTGTTCCCAATAACTATTTATTGTATCAAGATTAGGGCCAAATAGATTACAATAATAATCATTATAAGTAATAGGTTTTTCTTTAAAAAATTTATAATATATTGTTTGAGATAATGTTAGTGTTTTTCTTCTAATCTTAGGACTTGTATTTATTTTAGGTAGTTTACTATATGTAGCACCTATATGATCGCATATAATTTTAAAATCATTGTCTAAATTTTCAAATCTGCCAATAAAGTTGGTTTCTGATAAATGATTAAATTTATGAGTCTGAGGTAAGGTATGATGTCTAATATATTCTCGTGGATATTCATATTTAGAAATATTATGACCAATGTTATTATCTATAGAAATATCTAAAAACTCTTTGAAAGTATATTTTTCTTTTAAAACACGTTGAGTAAAAAGATATGCAGAAATAATTCTGTCATAAGGATTTCTAACAAATGCAAAACTATATTTATCTTTCCATCTATTAGGCCACACGCTATAGCCGCGACTTATATCACAATTAAGATTTTCTTTAAAAAATCCTAGTCTTATACTACGACCTGCTGTTTTAGTTATATGATTAAATACGCAATCGTATTCTGGTATATAAAAAATTGACATTATCTATTTGTCTGTTCTTTGTATCTTTTATGTTCTGTTATCATATCAAAAAATTCTTTTTCTAAACTTGGCATAGGAATTTTTTTTACTTGATCTCCTTGATCTCCTGTCTGTGGATTCATTGGTCTTTTTTCTGGTTCAGTCATACTTGCTCCTTATTTAGAGGCTAATAAATATAGTCCGATATTAGAAAAAGCATATCCAAAATAGGCTATACCCATACCGGGATTGCCTTTTAACACTTGTTCAACACTTACATATAAATATATCACGCCTGTTAATACAATTAACCATCCACTCATATTGATACACCTTCCATAAATTTAGCGATTGCTTTGTCTTTCATTTTAAGTTCCATGTCTACATCATAATCTATTTCACCATAAGTATAGAAATCTTTTTCTGCAAATTCTGCATGTTTTCTAGGATTATTACCGGGAGCAGATTCACTGTAATGAAAAAGTGGTCTATAGCCTTGCCATGTGTCTACACAGCACAGAATTGCAAATTCTTCTGTCCAATCGTCAGGATGACAAGCATGATGCAGATAGTCGAAAGTGATAGGTATTTTAGTCTTGGGATAAAAATCTTCTATGAGTTGTTTTACAGACCAACAATTAAGTTTATCATCATTTTCAATAACCAGACGATTACGACAATTATCGTTAAGTCTATTAAAATTCTGTATAAACCTGTCAACAACCTCATCGTTAGTTCCTTGACGATTATTGATATGTAAATTCATAGGACAATTATAATCGACAGGACAACCTAGCATGTCAAGGAAATTTGCATAAAAATTAAGTTCTGTAATGGTTCTGTCAACTGCATCGGCATTAGTAGATGCAAGAACATTAAACTCACTAGGATGACAAGATACCCTAACTTGTGTATCTTCTATAGTTTGTTTGATTGCTGCTATTTCTTGTATGATGTCATTGTACTGAGGAACATCAGCAAGAGTAATGTTAGCAGTACGATAGGTAATAAGAGGAAATAAATCACTACTGATCCTATAAGTGTAATTATTGTCTGCACAGTAGCTAATGTGGGCATGAGTAACCTGCATATTATTGAGTATGCGAGAGCCTAGAATATCTAGTGCCTCTTCGCGTGGAAGTGATGAGAAACGCTTGTAGGTCATAGTTTGAAAGCTATAACCTAATTCTTTAAGATCGACAGAAATACAGCATAATCCAAATTTCATAATTGTTACCTCTTCCAAAAGATTATAATATATCTATCGGCAACTGTCAAGCTAAACTTTAAAGAAAGACATACAACTTGTTATAGTAGACTTCATACAGATGAATACGAATGGAAACAATAAGATAACGTCCATTAAATCAATGTGAAAATGAGAACACGGACACAATCCTAGAAAATGTAATAAGTTATTTATCATTAATCCATCCATCCTAATGCTTCAGATATAATAGGAAATCTCGTCATAAAAATATATTTACAACTTAGAGCAATGTCTCTATGTTCTTTTTGAGTACCATTAGCACTTCTTAAATCTATATAATGAATCCAACTACGAATACTGCCACTCATATATAATCTAGTAGGAGTTGCTAGGGGTAATATAAACCTAGCACATTCTTTTGCAATCCCATCTGCTAACATACTATCATATAATGCTTTTGATTTAGCAAACAATTCTCTCATTTGCATGTTATACATTGCTTGTTTATCTTCATCAAGATCATCTATACTATTTTGTCTGTTCTTATGATCCTGCGATCTTAAATCTGGTAATGGTATCTCGTTGCCGAGATCATTTGTGTCTGCATATCTTTGGCTAAATTCTTGAAAGGTAAAACTTCTGTGTCTTAATACCTGTGCTGCTATACCCCTATTAGTATTAATCTCAACAGTCATAAATGCCATCTCAAAGATAGACCAATGCTTATGTTTAATACAATAATTAAGTAAGCCAGCAATACTACTATTATCTTGATTGTTTGGGTTGGACACTCTGGCACAATATGCTATATTTTTTTCTGCATCTGGAGTGGCATTAAGTAATTTAGCACTATGAATCTTTGTCATTGTATAATTCTTTTTCTAGTTTAGTCCACAGAGGGTTGTCCCTATAAATCGTTTCTATATTACTTATTTTAAACGGACTGTCTGATTTGTCAAAGTTATTAATTAGATTGTTATCATCTTGTTTTAATTTTATATTATAGTAAGGCAATGCTATTTTTCGATTAAAGTCTTCTAATAAATACTCTTGACGAATAAAAATTGGTTTATTTTTAAGTTGTATTAGAATCTGCCAAAAATTGTCAGCATATATCCAATTCCAATCATCATAAATATTAAGTTCTTCAATTAATAAAGAATCACCATGTTTAATTATTAATCCTTTATTTAATTGTTTATTGATATGTTTTATGGCAACATCTGTGTCTTTATATGGTTCATATAAATGATGATTTGCAAAAGATAATAACCATGATGGTAATTGTCTGAAACCCATTACATAGTCCATAAACTCTGTATTATAATTATTCTGCTTTAACCACCACAAAGTATTGTGTTTTAAGGAATTAATATTACGTCCATCTTTACCGCGAATGTAATCTTGGTATATGATACTGTCTCTAAAGATTTCATGTTTATTTATTAATTCATAAAATTTATCTCCACCAGTTTTACCTTTATGGAAATATACAAAATCATTCGCCACTATCATTTTTATTCCACCATCTTACTAATCTGTCCCATACTGGCCTAAAGAAGAACAATACAATATAAGCAACAACTGCTTCTATGGCTTTACCAAAAATAGTAGTCATTGTTATTGATTGTTTTTTAATTGGCTTATCATCACCAAGATGATCTTTCATAATCTATTTCTTTCTGTATTTGTTCCTGTCTATATCTTTCTTGATGTTCTAAATGTTTGTTATCTGTAATGTCATTGTAAATATTCATAGCAATTTTACTCAAACTATTTGTAGCACCATGTCTTGCAGGATCATCCAATAATTTCCACTCATAATTATAGGGATTGGCTTCGTCACCAGATTTCTCTCTGTCAACTTTATATCCCTTATCCTTAGCCCACTTCTTTATATTAGTCCAATTCATTTCTTATAACTCCTAGTTTCAGGATCATACTCAGGCATATCCTTATCATATCTTTTCCATGTTTCAGTGTGTTTAATAGCAGTCATCTGAGATTCTTGTTTTAATTGCATAACCATTTGATGCTCTATTAATTTATAAAGATCATCTATATGTCCTCTAATTTCATGGCAATTACTCACACCATCAAGAACTTGAGATATCCTCTGCCTAACTTCTGGCTGATAACAAGCATACTTTAAAGGTAGCTTATCCTTCTTGCTCATTTGTTTATATTCTTCAGACATTATCTAACCTTGGATAAACTTCAAGCACTTTTTCTAATGAAGAGATAACTTGAAACAGATATATACTCTTAGTATTATTAATATCATCAATATGATCTAAATGATCTATCATGTGTTTTAATATATTTTCATACCCAACTCTATCAACCAACTCTTCTATATCATTTCTGACATTGAGATAAGACAGTTCTGCTCTATCCTTATCAGATAACCTAGACATAGACCTTCTTTCCTTTATATAAATACCCACCATTAGGCTCACATACTTCTAGTATGCTGTTGAAATCTCTGAGCAAATTATATCTAGCATCTTTAGCAGGAGCATTCCAAGTTGCTGCTTTGTAAATATCTAAGGTTTCATTTTCAAGAAATGCGTGTACACTATCATTGCCATGATCTGTCTGGATAATCTTAGTATACTTCTTATTAATCTTGAAATGAAAGAATGTAGTAGGTTTCTCTTTAGACCATTTACCATGCTGACGAGCAAATGCTTTACTCTCTAATACTTCACACCATTCTTCTACAAAATTTAAATATTCATCAATCATATTAAGTCCTCCAAAAGTAAGTATAGCACAAAAAAAGAAGATGTCAAATTTATTTATCGCTTACCGCTGGTGTATCTACCTCTTTTTCTGGTTGGCTAAATATTTTCTTTAAAGTTTCTAGCTTACCCATAGAGGATTCCAACAAACCCATATACTTATCTAGTTCTTTAAGAACATCAGGATGTTCACCAACACCAACAGATTTATTAAAATATAAATCCACTACTGCTAATGCTTCTTCAATATCAGCTTGATATTTCGCTTCCAATGCTCTGTATAATCTATTCATTTAAATCCTCCGAATTAACGTATGTAAAATTAAATTCCTGCTGATGCACAGGTACATCTATAGTATCCTCAGAATCCTCTTTGTCAATGTCTTCTTTACTCATAATGTATATTCCTTCCTTTTATTTCCATTTATGAAAATATGTTGTTTTTAAAAAGTCAATAATAATATGACCAAAAACTACTCCCAAGGCTATTTCTACTATATGTGTAAAATTCATTATCTTATATATAAAGGTTGATAATACCACTGTAATTGTGGTTGATAAATAATCTGTCTTTCTTTTCTTAGAAACCAACAACGTCTTTCTGTTACTACTGGAACATTATAATAATAAGGAACCCATCCATAAACCACAGTTGGTTGTGGTACTACATACGTTACAGCAGGAACAGGAGTTGTTACCACCATTGGTGGTGCAGCAGGTACACTTGCTACCCACTCACCAGTATAACCTATTGAACCCCATAATGCAACCGTTAAAAATAAAAATGTCCTCATAACATTCCCTTTCTTTTAAATATTAGTCTT